GCACGTATGCCATGATTGTGGGTCCAAATACATATCATTAGGGGCTGAAGACATCGAAAAGAAAATCAATGAGAACAAAATAGCAAAAGATAATTTGATTGAAAAAATCAGAAGCCTCGGTAATTACAATGAGAGCGGGTATTATTCAATCAAACTTAACGATATTGAGATCTCAAAACTGGAAATAATCTATACCGAAAAGAAAACCGAAAAAGAAGAGTCGAACAGAATCGAGGCGATAGTTTTGCCAGTAGTTGAGACAGAAGAATATTTAATAAAAGAGTATGGAGTGGTTGAAAACGCCAAGTATTTGAAATGCGTCGAACAGATAGAGGACTATTTTAAAGACGAGTATTCTGACTTATTCGATTGCGGCCAGGGATTCTATCAAGAAAAGGCAAGTGTCATTTGTAAAATTGGTGGAAAGTTTTACGATGTCTTGATAGTCGCAGAAATAGGATCAGCAAAACAGGACCGAGGAGACCGGCTTTATTGGGTAGAATCTATTGAAAAAGTAACATGGAAAGAAATAAATAAGCCTCTACCAAAGGAAAAACTTACTTTCTCTTATGAATTTACGTTAAGTCAAGATGAAAAGTTTGCACTTGATTCATATCTTAAGGAAAGAAATTTTGAGCATGTATAAAATAAAGAACTCTAATAATCACACGTTTTCAACATGTGATAGAGGGGGATTCTATTATGATGCCAATAAGTGAAATAAATATAGGTGATATTTTTTCAAACCCATTTCACAGGGGTTATGGGAATTTGAGCGGTCTCGAATGGCTTGTTACAGATATAAATAAGCCCGAGAAAATGATTTTGATACAAGGCGTCAAATACTCAGATAAGACGTTTTTTCGTGACCCGATATGGAAGAAAAACACCGATAGGATGTTTGCGAAATCTTGGCGGATATTTAAATTTTAAACTATTTCCAACAACCATCTATTTATCAATGCATGATAGAGAGGTTATATTATGGAATCAATGAAATGGGTGAAAGATAAATACAATGGATTCCATATATTCGCAAAAACAGACGGTGTAAAATATTGGGATGGCATAGCGATGATTGAGCGTATGCCGAATGGAAGTCATAGTTGGAACATTTTTGATTCTGACTTTAGAGGCAATGAGCCGACTTTTGAACACGCAAAAATAGCGGTTAAATATTTTATGAGATTAAAAACTCATCCAATCTCTAAATCGACGGCAGGGAAATAAAATGAAAACAGGAAGAGTTGACTGCTTATGCGGCGGTCAAATAATGAGTAACATCGGAAAATTTATAAGCGATGATCAAGGGCATATTATTTGCTGGAGTTGTGGAAAAAAATATAAATATGATCACATTGAAGCGTACAGAATAGAAGGCGAATCAGTTATCTATTCAATGAAAATCTTCAAAATGAACGAATACGATTGGTGGATGGATATCGATCTGGAATCAGCTAAGGATAATTATACAAAACACCATCTTGAAATTGATGACATCGAAAGCCTCGATATAGAATCCGCTAAGGAATTGACATACGACGAACTTGATAAACTAAGATTCATTAAAGATGAAGACGATAATCCAGAATGCTCATTCCGGGAACACATGAACGAACTGGATCAAACACCTCAATTTTTTGCGTCAACGGAATATTAACAGGAAATCCAATGCTAGAAATAGAAATCAATTATAAGCCAAAGGTCTTTGACGATCCTGAGTTTTGTGAAAAAGACGCCAAGGAATGCAAATTCCTAGATACGGGATGTTGTATACTATTTGATGAACCTCCAATATTTAAACCCGGCGAATACTATCATAAGCACCAACAATGCAAAGACGAATTAGAAAAAGTGAAAAAGACAAAGCCTTGTCCGATTTGCGGCAACCAATTATCTTTACCAGGGGAATTTTTCAAGGCTCTTAAGAAACTAGGAAAAAAACTGAATTCTCACGGTGAATTAGCTATCAAGAATGAAAAACAGCTTAAAAAGGATGGATTGATATGAAAACAGTTGAAGAAAGAGCCGAAATTATAGCTCAGAATTCGTGGCATCAGTCTATTGCAACATTAAAAATAGTGGTAATCGAAGCCTTAACTGAACAAGACAAAATCACTCGCCACGCTTGTGCTGAAACAGCAAAAACAGAACGGATTGACTACGGTGGTGATTCAGTCACTAAATTAAGAAACGCAATTTTCCAAGCAATAATAAATACAAAGGCAATATGAACGAATGTGATATATTATTAATGTTTCTAGGGTTTGTGATATTTGGCAGTTTCTTTTTTGTCAGGGCACCGACTAGAAAAACATTTGATCGACCGGAACCGGATAAGAGATAAAAATGAATATAATAGAATATAAAATCATCACTGCATCAAATCCGGAATCATTAATGAAAAAGATAAATGATTTAATTGTAGAGGAATGGATACCGCAAGGCGGAATAGCCTATTGCCAGGATACCCAGACATGGGAGAATGAAAGAAAAGGATATCAAGAAAGCAACACAGATGAAATTTATCTTCAAGCAATGATCAGAAAATGATAAAACTCTCACAACGAGAACTTGATCTGTTATTAGGGAATACAAAGAAGTCTCGCGTGGGGTCTAAAAAGGTTATAATCGATGGCCATGAATTTGACTCCCAGAATGAAGGACTCATTTATTGGGAATTCAAACACGATCCGGAAATCAAAATCATCAAACTCCACCCAAAATTCGAATTAACATCAAAATTCAAACGATTTGGTAAAACTTATCAACCAATCACTTATAAAGCAGACTTCAGGATTGAAATAAACGGCTTAGAATGGATAATTGAGGTTAAAAGCATGGGAACACTCAAAGCTAATTCAAAAAGCTATCCTATGAGGCGCAAACTGTTTTTAATGAGGTATGCTGATTTGAGATTCAGGGAGATTATTTTTGACGGGAAGAAGAGAACTGAAAAAATCTATTAAGATAATTGGAGGGAATAAGCATGAAAATAATATCTAACAAACCCCAATTTGATGTATTAAAGTGCTTGTATAGTTGCCCACATTATATGGACGGTCCAGTGATGTCTATTTGTAAAAAATATGGCGATGGCAGATTGAACTACGAAAACGGTAAACCTCAAAGAAATGTTGAATGTAGAAATGATACAAACAACCGCTGACCAATTGGAGGGGATAGACGTATGAAAATACAAGTTTCGGTAGAAATTTCTGATAATAAAAAATACTGCAATAGTAAAAGCGGTTTAACCGAGTGTGCATATTTACATAGCTTCACTAATAAATGCAGAATATTTCGAGCCGAAGAACTAAAAAGAGCTTCATACCCCAAAGTTTTAAAATGTGAACCGTGTAAAAAAGCATCTCAGCAAGCAAAACTATAACAATTGGAGTTGTAAAACGCAAGCTGCTTTGGCATATTCATAAGGTTTCATAGAAGTGTAAATCATTATGGAGTGCCGGGGCAGTTAACACAAGCTGCCCTTAATTCCGCCTGTGCGACGCTATGACTGGCAAAGAATATTATGATCTCAAGTAGTGACACAGCGAGACCGGGAACGACCGGAGGTTTCAAGGGCAGTTAACAGTAGAAGAGATGAGAAGCGCTGCGACAGTGAAAAATATTAAGTTTACTCAGGACAAAGGAACCGCTGCTGCTCCTTGTATGCCGCAACGGAAACCGATCTTGAAAAAGGGAACAAGATGCTACCAACCGAACAGCAAGTAACACCCCTTGAGCAATCCCGGGAACTCTATGATCAGGGGTTCCTGCTGGATACTCAGTGGTGTTGGCATAGAAAAGATAATTTATGGCTTTTAAAACGTGGTAAACATCCATACTGGGAAATGGGTGTGGATACCTATTCAGCTCCGACAGTCGCAGAGTTGGCAATCCTCTTACCCTGGATGGTTAATAAATCTTCTATTTATACCCTTATGATCTGGAGATGCGGTGCCGGCTGGGGGGTTGATTATTTTAATGATCTTAATCGACCGTTAATCAATAGTTGGGCAGGCGAGAACCTAGCGAAAACAATGGGTGATCGAGTGATCTGGCTAACTAAAGAAAAGATTCTAAAACCAGAGGAAATAAAGTTATGATCAAAGACCATAACCCGGAACTATCTTCTAAATGCATGAAGATTATTAAATGCGACACGGCTAGAATATCAAAATACGACAAAATGTATCTGGTAATCGGATTCAACCGCAATACAAAAGACGATATAGGCCAGTGGTGCAGAGATTCAGCCGGGAATGATCCTATTCCGGATTGGGATTATGTAGCTGAAAAAGTCGTCGCATCTGGAAAAACAGATCAAGAGCTTATTGAATCCGCTAAGGAATATCAAAGGCTTTGCGGAATGACGATGTATGAATATCTTTTAGAAAACACAGTGGACTCTGATTCACTTTATCATGATGGAAGGCTGGTTAAAATGGAAGAAGCAATAAAAAAGCTGGAAAAATTAGGTAAACTTGGGCTGGTAATATCAATTGCGTATGGTCCCTGTGGAAATAAAGGTATATTGTATTCAGTGGATGTCATGTCGCCGGATGGTGAAACGTTCGACAAGCCTTTCGCTGTTAATACCTTTCAGGAAAGTATTGATGTTGCTGAATTTGAATCTATGGAAAGAGGATGGATACCAAGTTAAATTGACCAACTAACAAAAACAAGGTATAAATTAGATAAAAACAACAAAAAATTTATACCATTCTATTATTAGAGTGGTCAGCGTTCTAATATGCAATAGCTGATCCATGGTCCCCAGAAAAAAGAAAAAAGGAAAGAAACACCAGAAAAATGGTGGGATAACACCAAGAAGACGTAAATTTATTGATTTTTTTATAGAAAATAACAATGCAACAAAATCAGCTAGACTCGCAGGGTACAGTAAAAACACAGCAGGAGCGGCGGCAGGTAGATTGTTACAAAACGTTATTATTTTAGATGAAATCGAAAGAAGACGCCTCGAAATAGCAGAGCAAGCAAACATATGTGCTCAAGATGTTATCAATGAATATGCAAAGATGGCCTTCCTTAAATCAAGCGATGTTTTTAGTTATGACAAAACAACAATAACACTGGATAATGGGGTTGAAATAGTCAAAGGAGTGGCTTTATTAAAACCTCACAATGAATTGTCAATAGCCGCTGATGCATCAATAGCCAGTATCAAAGAAACAGCTCAAGGTGGTCTAGAAATAAAGCTCTATGATAAACAGAAAGCTCTTGATTCACTTGGTAAGTATTTCGGTATTTCAACTGAGGCAGACGTGGAGAAGGCAAATAAGATCAAAGGAGCGGAAAAGCAACCTATTGTAGATCCGACTGAGGGTTTAGAAGAATCTCAGATAGATGATCAAATAAGTAAATTAGAGGAGTGAATGACAACTTACCTATTTTTATTCTTATTTTTAGCATGTAGTAGTTTAGTCTTAGCACTTGCTTTAAAGCCGAATAACAGTGCCTCACTGGAAGCTGAAAGGCTGTATAATCGCAGTGTACAGATAACTAAGATGGTTAATATGTTAGTTTATGGCAGACCTGAACCTCCAATAAATAAACAAGGTAACGAATGAAAGAGACATATATAAAACCGACAGTAGACACAAGGCAGATAAGAGAAGCGTATGATCATTGTATCGACGAAGGAGTGCCAAAGAATTTCAAACAAATGACCGAAATGATGAAGACAATTGAATACCTAGAAGAACATTTCAATTCAGCACCAAAAACAAGGCGATACCGTCTTGAGATCCCGGAAGAGGTACCAAAAACATTTATGAAAAATGAGTCATTGGGGGCGATGGACGGAAAGGAAGTAAGACTCATGTGCATTATGACAACAGAAGGGATAGCACGTATTGAATTTGGTGATTCTCCAAATGTTATAGTCGAATACTGCCCTAAATCATGGTTAGTAGAGATCAAAGAAGATAAATCAACAGTCTTAGATTATTATAAGGAATGGGCTGAAGAGTTATACAAACAGGAGTACGAAGGATCAACGGCAAGCGAAACGTTTGAAGCGGGTTTCTCCGCCGGCGAAAAGAACAGTGAGTTAAAACACCGTGGGACTAAGAGTTTTAAGTCAGTGTGGGAAAAATTCGAATATTTAAACAGAGGATGCTCACTAGGAACTGATAAAGAAATTGCTGAAATGTCATGGAAAGCAGCTCTAAAATCACGGGGTTATGAATGAGCATCCTCTGCAAAATATTCTGGCATAGAATGTATTTTAATGGCTGTGATATAGGTGGTCCAACTCATTGCGTACGCTGGAAATGTGATTATAAAGAACCTGCTATGGAATGGCCAAAACCGCCACCAATGCCGAAAGTTAAACCACCAAAACCTACTAAACTTGGGCTGGATGGGATATGATAGAACTATTTAACACCCTGGAAGTCGGCACACAGATAATGCTTTCATTAATCTTTCTTAATATGTTATGCATCTCTATTATTGTAGTTCCAATAACAATAACAATGGAAAAAGAATTAACAGAAGAACAAAACCATAAAGATGATGAGTTTTTCGTTAATTGGATGATGGAAAGAAAATGAGCATAATACTAAAAAGAATAATCGAATTATTAAAAGAAGATGAACACAGACGCACAATTACGGTAGGCAACGCTAATGCCGGTGGTGTATCGTATATCCTTAGAGAGGGAGATATCAAAGCTCTTGAAAAAGCTATTCGCATTTCAGAACTTATCGAAATGATCCCTATTGAAGAATGGATTCGATTAGCAGTGAAAGAGCTTAAAAAATGACAATAGCAATCTATTTCATTCTTTACGTTATAATTGTTTCAGTATTTGCCTGGTTTATGGAACAAAAACCGCTGTATGATGCTGTTAAAAGATCTGGGAAATGGGTATTTACGAGCAACTTAGAGGAAGGATCAACAATCAAAATACCAATACGATGTTTTGAGGAAATATTAAAGTCTCCCACGCCGTAGAGATCGCATATTTGCATTGATATTACTGGATAATTCAAAAAGGCAATTTTGCCAAAATGAATGCTAACCCTAGAACAAAAGAAAGAAAAACTCCGACTCCTGAGAATCAAGAAGATTCTGCAATGCCGTTCCTCGTTCTGGGAATACCAAAAGATCAACTCGCCTCAAGATTTTAAAGATGAAAGAACTTATCTTTTGATCCTCGCTCTCTGTCTTCAGTCATTCTATCAAGATCAACCTGTTTCTTACCTAGCTGATTTACCAATCGAACACCATAAAAAGCTGGATTTATCCGATACGACAACATTAATCCAAATGGAAGATCGAGGGGATAAGACTTTGATCTCTGTTGACACATCAGGAACGGACATTTTAGTGATCGAACTTCCTCCACGTCACCATAAGTCACACTCGATGATTAATTTTGAATGCTGGGTGTTCGGGCAAGATCCTAAGCAGATTATGATTACGGCCTCGTATAATTCTGTTTTGAGTATGGAATTCAGTCAATATGTCAGAGATGGTATAGAGGAGACCAGAACAAACCCATACGATATTATATATTCAGATGTATTTCCTGAAACGATGACAAAGTATGGGGATCGCTCTAAAAACAGATGGGCGCTTGAAGGAACGTTTTTGAGCTATACAGGAGCAGGGATACTTACAGGCGTGACCGGGAAAGGTGGCAATTTCATTGTGTTTGACGATCTTATTAAAGGCGTTTTAGAGTTTTTCAATGAGAACCATCTAGATAAACTGTATAATTCATATTCGAATAGTTGGCTGTCCAGGTTAGAAAAACCCAGAAAGCAAGTATTTATTGGAACTCCATGGGGTGAAGATGACATTTCAGATCGAGTAATAAGAGGAGCTGTTGAATCAGGTGAAAACGTGGTTGTACTTAACTTTAAGGCTTACTCAGAAAGCCAGGGTATTTTGTGCAACGACATATTGGATAAAAGAGCGTTGGATATTTTAGAATCAAGGCTTGATCCAATCATATTTTCAGGCAATTATTTGTCAACTAGGCTTCCACTCGCTGGTCATCTATACACGAATTTTAACTTTTACACGTTTGATGACTTGCCGGAAAAGTTTAACGAGGTTTATTATTATGTGGACACAGCAGACGAGGGAAAGGA